ACATCTATTATATCCACTGGCCGCATAATCTTCTAAATAATAAACCATCCATGGAACTCGCGTACCATCTTTATCTGGCATCATTAAAATAGTACCACCCGGCATATCTAAATGCACTTCTGTTAAAAGATAATGTAAAGTTTTTGTTTCATTTTGTTTCATCGGAGTAAATTCGCCTTCATATTCTACTCCGTCATATTCAAAAGTCACATAATAAACCGAACGTAATAATTGTAATTTAAAATTTTCTTCTCTTTGCCTTTGCATACGAGATTGAAAATCTATTCCATATCTATTTAATCGCTTTAAATATACTTGTGCATAATAATCTTCTTTCATCTTCGCGCTTCCTCCGTTCGAGAAAGTAAAGACATACAATCAAATATAGTCTTTCTAAAATACTTATAACTTAAATATCTACAAGATGCAAGCTTATGATAAATAGAATAATAATCAATCGTACGTTCATCTACATCAAATCCTTCTAACTCAATTAAAATTGAATCTAAAAAGGATTCCCAATCTCTTTCACGTTCACGTTCACATAGTAAACCAAATAGTTGACTTTTTAATTTATTATTATATGACTCTAAAATTTCTGGAACATATTCCATTCTATTCACCTGCCAATTTTGTATAATCAAATGGCTGTCTTTTTCTTGAACGATAATATATTCTTTCCAGATTACGTGCTTCCGCCCTCTCATTATTTAATAGCTTAACCATCTTATCAATTAAATTTGCTTGTGAAAAATCCCGTTCTACATATAAAGGTTTAATATTTTCCCAAGTCAAAATTTCTCGATTAAGCCACTCACATTTCATAAAAGTAGCTAAAATTTGAATTTCTTCTTGTCCAAGGTCTCCCTTAAAACAATCAACTGTGTCATCTATATCTATATCTACTCTAGGGAATTTGAAATGAGGTATCGCAGCATTTAATAATGCACGCCAATCTGCTGCTATTTCTTCGTCTGTCCAATTCAACCATTCATCTTCTAACATTTTCGATAAAAAAGCATTATAAACTTCACTTACAGAAGTCATATTAATTCTCCTTGACTACCTCTTTGTCATCCCTATTAAGTTTAATTGCACTCAGAATATCAATATCAGTAAGTTTTAAAAGCAATTCTGCTTTATCAAAATCTGCAATTTGTTTTTCAATAGCATAGTTTGCAAGTTCAATTAATTGCTCATTAGGTAATTTTTGAATAGACTGTCTAAACTCTGCTATTGGCATATTTCTTAAATAACGCTCTCTTTGTGCGTCATCAAGTGCGATAATATTAGTAGGAACCGTTGTGCCTTCTTCCTCTAATCCTAAAGCAATTTTAACTTCCATATCATCAATACCTAATGCGCCATCTCTAAATAATGCTTCAACACCAGGACTATACATGGCTTCTTCTAATTGGTCAAATGGAATTAACTTTTTAGCTCCTTTCTTTTCCCACTCACGTCTTAATCTTAATTCTGGAACAGTTAATAATACTGTACTTGAAACCAAACTTTTTACTTCTACTTTATCTTTCATTTTATTACTCCTTTTAACTCCTAGATTTATACATATAACGCGCGGCCGCGCATCTACATACAACCCCTATATAAATAAATAAGGGAGGGGACAACACCCCTCCCCTTTAAGCGATTTATACGTTTTCGATGACTTCTCTATAAGTCTGTGTAATTGATTCATTCTTATAAATAGCCCAGTTATGATAAGCAAGAATAGCTGCACCAAGCTTTCTGTAAGTATGAATTTCCATAGAATTATCTTTGTTCGTCCAATCGTAAATCTGAGTAGCACCCTCAAATACGATTTTAACAACTCTTTCACCACCAGTTGGCAGTACATAAGCAAGTTGCGGGTCAATCCAAGTTTCAGTATTGCTTTCATCAATAAATGACTGTGGAATCTGAACAACTGGAGTACCTCTAAACAGGTTAATATAACCAGTATTATGAATAGCATCGATATCCTGTGGATGATATACTCCACCATAATTACCACTAGCTGGAATTGGTACAATAGCATCCGCACCCATTGCAGCAACGAATTCAGGCGGTGCAAAAATTACAGCACTAGAACCATAAGCTCTAACAGTGCTAATCAGCTTCATCATAGCCTGTCCATCAAATCCACTAGCAATAACTCTGTTATTAGCCGGAACACCAGACTTAGTCACAGCTGCACGAAGTGCTCTTTGAACTTCTTGATATACAGCATCGGTTTGTGCCTCAGTAAGAAGCGCAACTAAATCAGCCATATTTTCAGCGCCATCAAGCATTCTTTCGAAATCAATTCTGCAAGCTCCGCCGATAGCGTGTGCACTGATTTCAAATTTACCATTATCAAGTCTAAATGTTTCGTATACACCAGAAAGACCTACTTGAGTGAGGAACTTTCTTGCCCTACTTCTACCTAATCTAGTCCTAAAGAGAGCCTTCTGACCTTGAGCTACTTGTTGTACTTCAGCAAAAATACCAACAGCATCAATAACTTTCTGTGGAACGATTTCGTCAGCAGCAACAATTACGATATCATAGATATCATATCTATTTCTCATGAAATCATTTACTGAACCAACTAACTGATTAAGTCCAGCACACAAAGTCTCATTAACATCTTCTGCAGAATATTTGGCAGTAGGGAGTCCTTTAGCCGCGTATACAGCTAATTCTTGTAATTCTTTAATAGTCATTGTCTATCTACCTCCCAATTATGCCTTAAGAACCTGGAACTTCAGAGCAAACTGACCATCTGGCATAGTAGTCTTCTCAACAGCCTTGAGAACTGGACCAACCTCAGGCGCAGTTTTAGTCAGTAAAATAGCTCCATTATCACTAATTCCACCATACATAGCAGTACTTGCAAGTGCCTCAGCTGCTTCAACTACTGCATCATCATCTGCATAGTCTGCATCATAGCAAAGGCAATTTGTAGTAAAGAGTTCACCTACAGAGAGGAATCCAAGTCTCGGAAGGAACGTGCCTCTCTCAAGCTTAAAGTCCTTTAACGAATTAGCTCTTTCATCATACATATGTTCTGTTGTATAATTAAGAGCAATTGGCATAACAGCAGCATTCGCACTAGTAGGAAGCTTAACGGCTCTATTAACTCTATCTACAGCCAGAAGCATTCCATTTTCAGCTGGAATATCAGCAAAATCCTCAGCATCTAAAGCGCATTGTGCTTCAATGCGACCATCTCTTGGGAAGGCTACCTGGTTTAATTCTAATTGACCAAAACCGTCAATTACTAATCTTTTAGCCATAATTAATCCTCCGATAATTATCCTTTATATCTTTTTATAATTCCATCAATGCCAGAAAGTTCTGTGTCTTCTTTCGGGACATATCCAGGATTATCATCTTTATTTGTGAAAAGCGTTGGTTGCGATTGAACTAAAGTATAAGCTAATTCCTTATCAAGCTCTTCAGTACTATAATCTCCAATCTTATTCTTGAAAGATTCAATAGTTTCTACATTGAGTAAAGTAGAATAATGTTCAATTATTGCTTCTTTCTCTTTTAAAACTGTTGCTACTTTAAATTCATCTAAAGCTTTATTCTCTTCAGTTAAAGTTTGAATAGTAGATTGAGCAGCTTCATAATTCTCTTTAACCGTTGTTAATTCATCGTTTACAGTCGCTTTTTCCTGTTCTAAAGTAGCAATTGATTTTGTATACTCTTCAATTTTCTGTTCAAGTTCAGCTTTTTCTTTGATTAAAGTATCATTAGCATCTATTTTAGCTTTAAAATTTTCATCAGCTTTTTCATACGTATCTCCATTTAATGTATGGAAAACTTTAAGCGCACGCTTTTCTTCTTCGTTTACATCAACAATATAACAGATTTCTGTTCTATCAATAGAGAGAGAATCTGTTTCATCATTTTTAGTATAATAAGCCCTTTCATAATTATTAGACTCAAATTGGAAAACTATAGCATATTCGTCATATACATCACATACTGCACAATCCATAATATATCCATTTTCTTCATTGAATCTAGGATTTAAAAGGTCCCAAATAGCATTATATTTCTGATTATCAGAAAGTTTAAAATTCATTTTTTCTCCTCCTACATTTAGTTTAGGCTCTAATTCAAATTGCTCCATACGGTCAGCAAGTTTTTCTGCTACAAGACTATAAAATGCCGCGCCTTCAAAACAAGGCTCGAAATCTTTACCTAATGCTTGTAAACCAAGAAAACATCCATCAGTAAAAACAAAATATTTTTTACCATTAATAAATTCCCATTGACCTTCAATCGCATCAGCATATAATTCCATAGATTGAGCAGAATTAATAATATCTAAAGCCTCTCTTTGATAGATGGCGGTATAGAGTAATACATCAGTACAAGCATATTCTCTTTCCACCCCATCAGAATCTAAATGTTTCTCCCAAGCAAAATTATTTTCAACTGGTACTACACCATAAATTCTTCCTTGATAACGTTGTGTGCCATGGTCAGTATAATCTTCTTCCATTGAATCATAAATACCTTTCACTGGCGCATAAGGTAAAGAAGCAATTAACTTCTCTGCAAATTCATCAGTAATATATGTACCATTTCTATTGCCGCCTCTATAAAAAACGCGACACCTTGCGAGAGACATAGTTTTATTATAGGCGGTTATATCACCATATAGAGAAAGAGAAAAAGTGGTCATTTTTTTCTTATCCATTTGTGCTTGAACCTCCGCCATCTAATGATTTTTCATTAGCAATCGTCTTCGCACTTTTTTGTTGTGCTGGTAATGTGGGACGTCCTGGACTATTACCAGATTCCGTGTAAGCTGTACTTAACGGAATTAATTTTTCTTTTAAGTCTAAAACGTCATTTTCCAAATCTTTAATATTCCCAAGCTCTCTTTGTGACAATCCCATTGCTAACGCTGGTAAAATCAAACTATAACCAGAATTGGCCATTTTTAAAGCCTCTTCTATGTAATCATGTTCGTTATAGTATGTTATAGGAAGAATAGTATATTTAAAAGATATATTCGCATTTCCGAATTTACTATTAATAATATGAGTAATAAATTTTTCTAACTTATGAGCAAATACCATCATAAGAGCCATATCGTTTTTAATAGAAGTATCTAATGATAAATTTGATTCAGTACCAAACAACTGAGGGCTTGACCCGGCCTCAGAATAAATATTAGTTAATGATTTATCTATACTATTTACTGAATTATATTTTGTATTTTTAGAAACAATGGCATCCAAATATGAATAAGTAGTTAACACAGAAACATTAGGATTACCTTTTAAAATTTTAACAGTACCTTTATGCATTACTTCTGCTTCATCAGGCTAAAATAATA